CGGTGGATCAGGATCACGGACAACCAGGGTCTGGCGCAGTTCATTCAGCTCAACGGCATGAGTCAGAATCAGTGGGGCCAGCCGATGCTGATGAACGCGATTGGCGAAATCTCGGTTGAAATGACCATGGACGAGGGGCCGGACGAGGCCTCGATCATGCAAGACGCCTGGGATGTGCTGCGAAACCAGCCGCCCGGCACGGTGCCGCCGGCAGCGCTGATCGAACTTGCGCCACTGCAAGACTCGGTCAAGAAGCGCGTGCAGCAAATGATGCAGCCACAGCCGCAGCCTCCGGACCCGGCGACGCAAGCCAAGGTTCAGGTGGCCCAGATCGCGGCACAGACCGCGGCGGCCAAGGGTCAGGCCGAGGTCGCGCGGGCTCAGGCCCAGGCGCAGGCCGATCAGGTCTCGGCGCGGGCCGAGCTATTGAACAACATCCAGGATATGCAAGCGCGGCGGCAGGACTCGATCGCCGATAGCCACCAGATGATGCTGCGTATGCGTGCCGATAGTCTGAAACACCAATTTGATATGGAAAAGATCAAGGAGCAGCGACGGACCTCGCAGATGCAGCATCAACAGAGACGGCGCGCGATCGCGACGCAAGGCAACCAGCGGAAACGGGTGGCAGCATGAGACGACTTTCGTGGTTCCTGGTTGCGTGGCTGATCGCGACGCCAGCGCTTGGCCAGGTGGCCAACAAAGACACGACCTGGCCGACGCCCGGCAACAACGTGGCGCAGGGCGGCGTGCAGATGTGCGTCAACGGGTCCGGCACGGCGGTGCCGTGCACGAGCCCAGTGGCTCAGACCTCGGTGTTGGGTGCATTTTCGGGCGCCGATACTTCGAGCCAGGCGGCCACTTTGGCCGGAACTGCAGGCAAGACGACGTTCATCTGCGGATTCAGCGTGTCGGGTCTCGGCTCGACGGCGGGCGGTGCGGTCAGCGTTACCGTGGCGACGCTCACAGGCGCGACGACGCTCACCTACTCGTATGTGTTCGCGGCCGGCGCCGGGGTGTCTAACACGCCGATTACGTTCACCTATAACCCGTGTCTGCCGGCGAACGCCGTCAACACGGCCATCACGGTGACGGTGCCGGGTCAGGCCGGCAACACCGCGACTCAGATCAACGCATGGGGCTACCAGCAATGACGACGATCGATAGCGCGCACGATGATCGGACGGTCAACAACACGATGCGACACGAGTACCGTGTCCTGAGTGACGCGGAAAAGCACAACATGACCCAGATCAAGGATCGGGGCTTGGAATTTTACCAATTGCTTTCCTATCTGGGGGCCAGCCGCGAGTTGTCGCTGGCTAAGACCAAGATCGAGGAAGCCGTCATGTGGGCGATCAAACACGTCACGGGACATACCGCGATATAAGGAGGTTCGGAAATGGCTCGTAATTCAGGTGGCGGCCCGCAGCTTGTGGGCTCAGCCCGCGCGCAGGCCGGTGAGGTCGAGATCGACATGGACGACGACAATGCTGCCGCCCAGATGATTGCCCGAACCGAAGATGAAATCTGGCGCGAGGCTACCGCATTACCGGACGACGATAATTCTGGGGATAACTCCCTGGAGCGGATGGACGAAGGCTTCGACGGCGAGACCGCCGAGGAGGTCGAGAACGAGGAGGTCGATGCCCAGGCCGAGGATGACGACGGCCTGGAGGCTTCCGGTGAGGATGACGACGACACGGGTGAGGAAATCGAGGAGGAACCTGCCCGGCAGGCTCAGCCTCAGCCGACGCGCCAGCAGCCTCCGCAACGCCAGCCGATAGCCGACCCCAACGCCGAGCGGATCGCGCGCCTTGAGGGCGAGCTATCTGCCTTGCGCGCGGCTCAGGCCCGGCCGCAGCCTGCCGCGCAAACCGACAAGCCCGCCAAGCCGGATATGTGGTCGGACCCGGAAGGATACGAGAAATGGGTTCTCGCCGAGGCCAATCGCCAAGCTGCGGAGACCTTCGGAAATCTGCAATTCCAGGACCGCATGACGCGTCTGTCAACGGCCTTCGATGCAGCAGCCCAGAGTGATCGCGGCCAGGAATTTATAGTTGCCCACCGGGCGCTTTCCAGCGGCCCGCCGCATGGTCAACCTGGCTTTGAACAGCACGCCGCTATCGTGAATCGCGTTATCAATTCGCCCGACCCGGTTGGCTCCCTGTTCGATTGGTGGGAACAGGTCGGCGGCGCGGATCAATACCAGCAGAACATTCTGGCCCAGGCCGAGGCCATCCTTGGCCGGCAGATTGCACCCCGCCGCGGGGACCGCGGTGATAGAGAACAACAGCCCGCCCGCAACGCCGGTCAGCGACCCCGCACGACGCGGTCGCTCAACGGCCAAGCCGGTTCAGGCACTCACCGGACAATCGATCCCGAAATGTACAACGGATCGGAATCGTCCGTATTCGACTACGCGACAAGAAACTAAGCTCGCGTCCCTTCTCTGTCCCTGTCCAATCGGACGCCGCACGTTCGACGGGGCGACAACCTGAAAGGTTGCCGCCATGGCTCTCACGACTGTCCAAGTAAACAACAAACTTATCGTTTTCAGGAAAGAAGTAACGCGCGAGTATATCAGGCAGAACTTGTTCGCGCCTTACATCGGAACTGAGCTTACCGCCATTATTCGGGTCATCAATGACCTGAAGAAGGGCGGCGAACAGATCAACATCCCGCTGATTGCCCGCCTCAAGGCTCTGCCGATCAGCACGGGAGCGCTCGTCGGCAACGAGGAATCGATCGACAACTACGGCGATCGGGCCTGGATCGACTGGGCACGCAACGCCGTCAAGATCCCGATCGCGGAAGAACAGAAGTCGTCCATCGACCTGTTCGGCCAGGCTCGGCCCTTGCTTGAAGATTGGGGCAAGGAACTCCAGCGCGACGAAATCGTTGATGCCTTCTATGCAATCCCGCTCGCGTCCACGGCGCCAGCCGGGCTTGGTTCGACGAACGGCCAGCGGGTCAACGGTGCGTTTCTAGACGCAGCGACTGCCGGTCAGCGCAACACGTGGGTGACAGATAACGCCGACCGCGTGCTGTTCGGCGGCGCGACTGGCAATCTCTCGGCCGGCAACTTCGCGGCATCGTGCGCTAACATCACCACGGCCATGACGATGAGCGCCGCAATGGCCATGAAGGCCAAGCGGCTTGCCAAGCTGGCCAATCCTCGCATTCGCCCCTACAAGCTCAAGAATGGCCGCGAATATTTCGTGATGTTCTTGAACTCGCTGCAGTTCCGCGACTTGCAGGCCGATGCGACGATCATCAATGCCAACACCCAATCCCGACCACGCGAGGGCGACGGCCTCGATCGGAATCCGCTGTTTCAGGATGGCGACCTTCTTTATAATGGCGTCATCTTCCGCGAAGTTCCGGAACTGACCATCCGCCTGCCGGTGTTCTACACCACGGCCGGCGCTTCCAACATTCAGATTGCCCCTGCATTCCTATGCGGCCAGTCCGCCATGGCATGGTGCTGGGGACGAATGCCGCAGCCGACCTTTTTAAAAGAGGACGATTACCAATTTTTTAGAGGGGTCGGCGTCAAGATGGCCTATGGCCTAAAGAAAGTCGCAAAACTCAGCCCCGCTAACAATTATAAGGAATGGGGGGTGTTTTCCGTATTCTCGGCAGCACAGGCTGATAGCTAATCCTTGAGTCCGCCGCGGCATGGCGTGGCCTCTGCCATGCCGTTCCCGGGTCGGGTGGCTGTTCGGCCCTCCTTTCAGCCGCCCGGCTCGGGCATCTCACTTCACAGAAAGGTGCTACAATGAAGTTTCGTCAAATCTTCCTGGCGGGTCTCGGGCTTCTGGCTATCACGGGCCTGGCCTATGCACAGCGGACGCCGTCGCCGCGTGTGTTCCCGTCGCAGCAAGTCCACTATGAGCGGCACATCATCACCATTACCGGTACCGGGTTTTCGGTCGATCAGGGCCAGCTCGGGCAGGCATGCGCCTTTGTCGCTGCGACGTGCAGCGTCAAGTTTGCGGCCGTGCCCTATAATGCCTTCATTGTCCGCGGGAACTGGTTCCAGAACGTGGCGTGCAACGCGGTCACGACTTGCACCATGTCGATCGGTACGGCATCGGGCGGCGCTCAATTGGTGTCGGCTCTCGATATCAAGACGGTAACGGCCGGTGCGCCAGCACTGACCATTGTCACGGCTGGGCAGGGCTCCCAGGTGACGGGTAACGGCATCGCCCAGACCGGCGCAAATGGTGGATTCGATCTGTGGGTTTCGGTGTCATCAACGGGCGGGTTGCCTTCGGCTGGCTCGATCGTATTCACGCTTGAATACCTCGGGCCGAATGACGGAAATTGCGTGGCGGTTCCGATCGGAGGCGGCACCACGTCGCCCGCGTGCTGATATGAGCGTCACCAATGATTCGGTCAGGCGGGCGTTTGCGTTCATCGTGACACCCGAATGGAGCAATCTATCGGCCAATTTCGCCACTGGTGCGGGCGCCCAGAGCCAGGGTCTCCCGCTTCAAGGCGAAATGAACGGCATCAACAACTCGGTGGCGACCGGCGCGTGCGTGCTCCGGTCGATCACGACCGGCGAAGCCCCCCCGGTTGTAGTTGTCATCAATGACAGCCCCAACTCGATCAACGTCGGGGCCTCGGCCGGCGAGAAGGTCAACGGTGTGGCCACCACGTCATCGTTCGGTGCCGGGGTGCTGGCGATAGCTTCCGGTGGCTCTGGTGTCTTTTTCGCCACCGGATCGTTAGGGAAAAGCGGCGGCAATCCCGCGACAACGCAGGATTGGCGGGCCGCTGCCTTCACGTGAGGTCGATATGGCCAAGAAGAAAACCGGCGCAGTACCGGAAACGCAGGACGTTCAGGAAGCCGAGACCAATTCGGTTTTTGTGACCTACCTGCCCGATGATGGTGACAATGACCTGACCACCGTTCACGGCGTCACCTTCCAGGCTGACGATCCTCTTGAACTGAACGCGACCGATCCGCGTCACAGCGCGGTGCTGGCTCGCGTTCAGGGCAATCCGTTTTTCTACGTCGGGGATGACCCGCCACCATCCAAGAAATCGGTGGCCGTCAGGGAGCGGGCGGCGGGCGTCCTCGATCGGTTGGAGGATCTCATTTTCTACTTCCGCGACGGCAAAGCGACGCACTACCACGCTGACGAGTTGGCGAAGATTGCCCAGGAAATCAAGGAGAGCAAACGATAATGGCGAAAGTCACATACATGCCGGGTGAGGGCGATCCCCACACGACCCGCGTTCATGGCGTCCTGTTCCGCGCGAATGTCCCGGTCGAGGTGCCGGGCGACAAGAAGGTTGAGCAGCTCATTTCTGTTCCCAGGGATACCGAGAACGGTGAGCGGCGGACCTCCAAGCTCACGCAAATGGCCCTGGTCAAACTGCTGGCCACCAATCCGCAATTTGCCGTCGAGGGCGAAGCTCAGGCCAAGCACGTCAAGCCATCGCGCCGGATCGAGAGCGCCGAGGACTACCAGTCCTATGCGGTCGAGTGGATCAAGCAACAGCAAGACGCCCAGGCGATGGATGACCGGTGGGAAAGGGAACAGCCATTGCGGGATGAGCTGTCTATCGACGATGCGATGGTGAATCGCCTTACCGACGAATTGGCGATGCGGGCGGCCAAGCTGCGCTATATGGCCAAGAAGCAGGCCGCCGCGCCGTCGATGCCGCCCAAGGGGAACAATCAGCGGGTGGCCTAGCATGGCGGCCTACGACAACACGACCACTCTGATAAATCTCGTTCTGCAGCGCGTGGTGGCGCTGCAGAATGGGACGGCTGCGGACCCGGATGATATCAGCCAGGCGCAGGGGAATCTTGACCTGATCTTCCGCAACCTGGCAGCGCTCGAAATCGTCTATGTGGCCGACCCGCAGCAGATCCCTAGCGAATGGATGATCCCGCTAGCCGATATCGTGGCCGGCGAGATTTCCAATGCGTTTGGTGTCACGCTTGATGATTACCAACGATTGAAGATGGCCGGGCTCGGCGGAATCCAGGGTACGGATATCGGCGCCGGCGCGGCCGCGATCAATCTCAAGTGGATCATGAGATCACGGCCCACGGGCGAACCACTCAAGACGACCTCGTTCTGATGGCAGTCAGCAAGCCTGTTCCCATCCCCTGGCCATTGTCCTCGGCGCCGGGGTTCCCCAGTCAGATCACGTTTCCCCTCTCGGCCAGTCCTCCTACCGGCACGTCCAATCCAGAGAGCGCGGGCCGCCTCATCAACTGCTATGCTGAGCCACTCGGCGATCCATCGTCGCCCGGCCGGGGCGAGCCTGCACCGCAGGTCTGGCGGCGCTCGCCTGGCCTGACGCAGTTCAATGCCACAGCGACCGGCCAGACCGGCTACCGGGGCGGTCTGCAGGTCGTCAACCTGGCCTATGAAACCTGGTCCAACAATGCGTCGACGGTGGACGGCAGTGGCACCTATACGTCGCTCGGGAGCTTTCCCGGCACGTTCCCGGTATCGATCGCGCGCAATCTGAACAGCCCGCCTGACGTGGTGGCAGTCGATATCGGTAATGGTGCCTACCAGCTTTCGACGGGCGGTGCGCCCGCGCTTTACACGGGTGGCGGCAACCTACCGCAGCCCAATTCGGTCTGCTTCCAGGATGGCTATTTCTTCTTCACGATCGGCGATGGACGTGTTTTTGCGTCAGGCATTAATGCGCTGACGCAGAACGCGTTGACGTTCATCCGGGTCCAGGCCAAGTCCAATGCCTTGCTTCTGCGGGGCATTGCCTATCAGGGCAACCTATTGCTGTTCACGACGGCGTCCTGCGAGGTGTGGCAGGATGTGGCGAATACTGCACCCAATTTTCCCTATGCGCGGCTGCTGGTGCTTGAGTTTGGATTGATCCAAGCAAACGCGGTAGCAGGATTTGAGGAAGGATTTTCAGAGCTGTTCTGGGTTGCGCAGGACTTCAACGTTTACTGGATGACATCCGGCACGCTGCAGCCGATCAACATCACACCGGCCGACCTCAGTCGCCAGATCGAGTGGCATGTTCGTGACGGCCATCAGATCTACGCGTCCTGCTACTCGTTTGCCGGCAAGAAGTTCCTTGTGATCCAGCATCTATCATCGCCGCAGGATAGCGATGATTGGACCTGGGAATTCAACTTGAACACTAAGAGGTGGAATGAGCGCACGAGCTTGTTCAGCGGCGCGCAGAGCAAATGGCGTGGCGTCGGCGGTCATCCCGCATTCGGCCGGTGGCTGATGGGCGATGCGCAGAGTGGCAATCTACTGGCGATCGACGACGTCAATTTCAATGACGTGACGCTCGGTCTCGGCACGGTGCCATCGCCCTTTGTCAGCTCGCCGATGCTGTTTCGAATGGAGAGCGGCCTAGTGGGCAACTTCCCCAATCGGCAGGCGATCCGGCGCGCGGATTTTCAGTTCGTGACCGGCGTCGGGAGTCCTCTGACCGTGCTCAATCCGCAATGCGCGATTTCATGGTCGGACGATAACACTCGCACATGGCAGGCGCCTCGGCTGCGAAACCTCGGTCAGTTATTCCAATCTAAATCGACCAGGATCACGGTCAAGAACACGGGGCAGACCGGCGCGGATGGTCGGCGCTGGCGGATCGATGTGAGCGATCCGGTTTATACGGCATTCATGAATGCGACCATGTCGGGTAATCCCAGGGAATTTTGATGGCTTTGTTGCCATTTCCCGCGGCCAATCAGCAAGTATTAACGGATTCGAACGTCAAGTTTGCGCAGCCCTGGTGGACGTGGCTTTCCAGCGTTGCAACTCTGTTATCATCGCAGTTTTCATCCGGGTTTATTGTCGTTACGCAGAATTTCACGGCGTCGGGCACTTACACGCCGACCGCAGGAATGAGGTTTGCCATCCTCGAATGTGAGGGTGGCGGCGGTGGCGGTGGTGGTGTGCAGGGAAATGCGACATTTGCTCTTGCTGGCGCGGGCGGCGGTGGCGGTGGTTACACCCGCAGGCGGGTAACAGCTGCTCAGGTGGGCGCGAGCCAGGCTGTGACCATAGGCGGGGGCGGTGCGGGCGGCGGTACTGGTGCAGCGGGTTCAGCCGGTGGCTCAACTAGTATTGGCGCCCTCTGCGTTGTCACGGGCGGCTCGGGCGGTGGCGGCACTACCACGGCCAGCTTGGGCGGTGGCGGCCCGGGTGGTACGACTACGACGGGTGATTTTTCTGCAACGGGCGGCAGTGGTTCTCCTGGTGTGTACTGGTCAGGAGCGCCGGCAGGTTTCACGGGTATATCGGGATCGGGTGCCAATACGCCATTCGGTGCCGGTGGTCCAGGCGTTGCTGGTATCAGCACGGGGTCGGCGGCGGCAGGCAATAATGCGACCGGCTTTGGTGCTGGTGGTAGTGGTGCATCGGCGAACAACAGCGCGACCAATGCCAGCGGCGGTAATGGCTCCGGTGGGCTCGCCATCGTTACAGAGTATTGTTTGTGAGGTAGGCAAATGGCTCTCGACTATGCGGGTTCTGCTTCGCTTATGAACGACAGCACCTTCCGCGACCGGGTCATGGTCGCGTGCCTGGAGTTTGCCAACTTCATCGCGGCTGAGGCGCCATCGGTAGCCGCGCATCCAACGCGATATAAATGGGCGCAACAGACTTTCGGTTCTCCATATACGTCGGCTCAGGCAATAACCCCGCTTGTCGTTCTCGACCCGGCGGTACAGAGCGCGGGGTCTACGATTACCGATGCTGCATTGCAGCCTGCCGTAGAAAACGCCGTCACCAAGACGATATGAGTAAAAGCTATGGGCCTCTTTGACGTCTTCTCGAGCAAGGATCAGGTAGCGGCGTCGATTGCGCAGCAGAATGCGATCAATCAGGGGGTGAATCAGTACAACACGCTAGCCGGCCAGGGTCGCGGCGCATTGACGGGCGCAACGGGCACCGCGGCAGACGCGCTCACCAATTACTATGGCGCCGGTCAGAATGCGCTGACGACCAATTACGCGAATGCGCTCGCGCCGTGGACGGACGTCCTCGCGGGCGCTCGGCCTGGCGTCAATATGTACGCCAACGCGGTCGGCCTCAACGGTCCCGCGGGCGGCCAGGCAGCATTGAGTGCGTTCCAGCAATCGGACCCGGCTTATCAGTTCGGGTTGACGCAGGGCACCAACGCGACGCTCGCCGATGCCGCAAGCAAGGGCTATCTGGGATCGGGCAATACTGCGCTCGCCCTGCAGAAATTCGG